GTACAGAAACTATATTAGAGCTTTAGGTGGATTTGGTGCAGCAGGTTTAGGTGCAGCAGGTACAAACGCTCAAGGTACTCAATGGTATAACAACGGTAATGCATTATCATTTGATGGAATTAAGGTAGTAAACGCTCCTGGTTTATCAGATAACGATGCAGTTGCAGCACAAGCGAGTAACCTGTTTTTCGGAACTGGACTTATGTCAGATCAAAATCTCGTAAAAGTAATTGATATGGCAGATTTAGATGGATCTCAAAACGTAAGAGTAGTAATGAGATTTACAGCAGGTATTCAGCACGCAATCGGTGGTGATATTGTATTATACGCTACAGCGTAATTAAAATAATAGTATAACTTAAAAAGGGTAGGTGGCATTATACTACCTACCTTTTTTTTTAAAATAAAATAAATTATGGCTTGTGCATTAACAACAGGAAGGCAGTTACCTTGTAAAGAATCGGTAGGTGGATTAAGTAAAGTATATTTTGCAGATTATGGTACATTAGGTACAGCAACAATCTCTGCAGGTAATATTTCTGCTTTATCAGGAACACCAGCTTTTTTTGAATACGATTTAAAAGGTGCTACTAGTTCATTAACAACAAACATCATTAGTTCTAGAGATACAGGTACTACGGTATATGAAACAACTTTAGAGTTAACATTTACACATTTAGATGTGGCAACTCAAGAAGAAATTAAAATTCTAGCAGCAGCAAGACCACACGTTGTAGTAAAAGACAACAATGCAGTACAATCGGGTACAATGGATCCAGATACAGTAGACGCTAATTATCTAATGGTAGGTTTCCACCAAGGTGCTGAAGTAACAGCAGGTACTATCGTTAGTGGTGCAGCATATTCTGATTTAAGTGGATTTACTTTAACGTTCACAGCTACAGAAGTAATACCTCCGTTATTCGTAACAGGAACGGTAGTTACTGCGTTAGCAAGTGGAACACAAATTAATCCAACTTCATAAAAGTTTTTTGTTTTTGTGTGTTTTTAAAGGGGAGTTTTTAACTTCCCTTTTTTATTATATAAAAAATATATTTTTTTTTATTATATATGTATGAAGATTTTAACAACTAGTACTTCAGCGCAAACTTTAACTTTCGCACCGAGAACATATCCGTCACAGGTTATTGTATCGATTAGAGATACTAGTACTAACACAACAACAAGAACTGAAAACGTTACATTAACAAGAAATAATGATAATGCATCTATATCTACTACATTTAGTTTAGTAGAAGGTAGATTTTATGATTTAAAAATATTACAAGGTGTAGGTGCGCTATGGAACACTTACAATGTAATATGGGAAGCAGCAACCGATAACTGGGAAAGTATAACAACTTCTGAAAAAAGTATTTATTTAGATAAGGTATTTTGTACTGATCAAACTATAAATCAAGCTGACAATGACTATTATACAATTAATAGCGGACAATACACACAAACAACTAATTATCCTGATGATGATTATATAATAATAAGCTAATGAGTAATATTAGAGTAGTAAATTTAAATACATATACAGCACCAAAGATAACGGAGCAAAAGAATAAAGATTTTGTTTCTTACGGTGAAGATAATAACTATTATCAATATCTAATAGACCAATATCAAGGTAGTCCAACTAATAACGCAATTATTAATGGTATAACCGAAATGATATACGGTAAAGGTTTAAGCGCAACTAATAGCGATAAAAAACCGATGGAATATGCAGAAGCAGTTACATTATTTAATAAAGAAGATTTAAAAAAGATATGTTCTGACTTTTACTTATTAGGACAAGCTACTTTACAAGTATATTACAATGTAGATAGAAGTAAAATAGTTAAAGTAGAGCATTTTCCAGTACAAACACTTAGAGCCGAAAAAGCAGATAAAAAAGGTGATATAAAAGGATATTATTATTTTCACGATTGGAGTAAATATACTAATAGAGATAAACTAACAAGAATACCAGCTTTCGGTAGTGGTAATAATGCAATAGAAATATTATGTATTAAACCATATAGAGCAGGTTATTTTTATTATACACCCGTTACTTATCAAGGTGCATTACCTTACTGTGAATTAGAAGCAGAAGTAGCTAACTATCACATCAATAATATACAGAATGGAATGGCACCGAGTATGCTTTTAAATTTTAATAACGGTACGCCTGATGAAGAATCTAGAGAATTAATTGAAAGACGTATATATGAAAAGTTTAGCGGGAGTAGTAATGCAGGTAAATTTATATTAGCATTTAATGACAATCAAGACAGCGCTGCTACTATAGATCCAGTACAATTATCTGATGCACATAACCAATATCAATTTTTAAGTGATGAAGCTACCAATAAAATACTAGTAGGGCATAGATTATCATCACCTTTATTATTAGGTATTAGAACACAAAATAATGGTTTAGGTAGTAATGCTGATGAATTAAAACAAGCTAGTATATTATTTGACAATATGGTTATTAGAGTTCAACAAGAATATATATTAGATGCTTTAGATACTATTTTAGCATTTAATAATGTTTCATTAAACTTATACTTTAAAACACTACAACCATTAGAATTTACTGACTTAGGTGGTAACCTAGTAGATGACGAAACTAGAGAAGAAGAAACTGGTGTTGAATTAGAAGATAAAGCGGAACTATCTAGTGATAAAACTGATTTACAAGAATTATTAGATTTAGGAGAAGATGAAGATTTAGATAATTGGGAACTTATTGAATCTGCACCTGTAGATTATGATAATGATGAAGAATTAAATCAAAAACTAGAACTAGCATCAACGGGTAGTGCTAAATCAAACGCTAAAAGTAAACAAGACGGTGAAAACAAAAAAGGTTTTAAATACAAAGTAAGATACCAATACGCACCGTTAAAAGCTGATGGGAGTAGTAGAGATTTTTGCAATAAGATGGTAGCTGCTAAAAAAGTATATCGTAAAGAAGATATAATGACTATGAGTAGTAAATCTGTAAATCCAGGTTGGGGACCAGATGGTGCAAATACATATGATATATGGTTATATAAAGGTGGAGGTTCTTGTAGACATTATTGGGAACGTAGAGTGTATATGGCTAAAACTGTTACACCTGACGCTAAAAACCCTAGATCAGAGATTAGTGTTAATGAAGCTAAAAAGCAAGGTTTTAAACCAGAGACTAATGATACAAAGGTAGCTAAAAGACCTAGAGATATGAAGAATAGAGGATTTAAAAAGAAAAAAGATTTTACAACACCGAAAGGTAAAGCATTTTAATAATGGCACAAGTATTATTTATAAAAGTACAGGACTTAAAAAAGAATACAATACTAGATGGTAATGTAGACGTTGATAAGTTATTGCCTTATATAAAATTAGCACAAGAAATACATATACAAAATTTCTTAGGTACTAAACTATATGAAGCAATAGAAACAAAAATAACAGATGATACACTAACGGGTAATTATCTAACATTAGTCAACAACTATATACAACCTGCATTAATACATTTTGCAATGATGGATTATTTACCATTTGCAGCATATCAAGTAAAAAACGCAGGTGTATTTAAACACATAAGCGAAAACGCTGAAAGTGTAACTAAATCAGAGGTAGATTATTTAGTAAATAAAGAAAGAGAGTTTGCAGAGTATTATATAAGAAGAATGATAGATTATTTAAGTTTTAATAATAATTTATTTGTAGAATATAATCAAAACTCTAATGAAGATGTATATCCAGACAAAGACAATTTATTTAATGGTTGGGTTCTATGAAAAGATATAAGATAAAAAACAAAAATATAGTAAAATTAAAAAAGTATATAAATAATAAATTAAAGAAAAATGGCGACATTAACTGGAAATTCAATAAGTAGTACTTATACATCGCTGTTAAAAGTAGGTGATAACGGAACACTAGCTGCAGCAATGCAATCAATTACAGATGGTGCTGGTAACACTAGTGGTTTAAGTATGAATACAGGCGGTGATTTAACTGCTTTAGGTACAATAACCGCTAATGCTTTTAGTGGACCATTAACTGGCAATGTAACTGGGAATTTAACAGGTAATGTTACGGGTAATGTTACAGGTAATTTAACTGGAAATGTTACAGGAGATGTAACGGGAGATGTAACTGGAAATGCAGATACGGCAACAGCATTAGAAACAGCAAGAACAATAGCAGGCGTTAGTTTTGATGGTACAGCAAATATTAGTTTAACAACTGATAATATTACAGAAGGATCTAATGAATATTATACTGCAGAAAAAGTTGACGATCAAGCGAATACTTTGATACAAGCAGGTACGGGTATTACAAAAACATATGATGATAATGCAGGAACACTAACAATAGCAAATAGTGCGCCTGACCAAACCGTATCGTTAAGTGCAGGATCGGGAATATCAACTAGTGGTACATACCCTAGTTTTACAATTACAAATACACAACCTGACCAAACAGTAAGTTTAACTGCGGGTACAGGTATTACTGTAACAGGTACTTATCCAAGTTTTACAATAGCTAATAGTGGAGCGGGAATAAGTTTAACAGATTTATCTGCAAATGATACGGGCGGACTAGGAAGTTTTAGCTATGATAATACAACAGGTGTGTTTACTTACACGGGACCTTCGGATGCAAATGTAAGAGCGTTAATAAGTGCGGTTGACAATGGTGGTGACGGTTCTTTATCTTACAATAGTTCAACAGGAGTCATTTCCTATACAGGACCAAGCTCAAGTGAAGTACAAGCACACATTACTAAAACATATGTAGATAGCTTAGGGATAGCCGCATCAACTGCAGATACCTTATCAACACCAAGAACAATAAATGGTGTTTCATTCGATGGTAGTGCTAATATTAGTTTTGATACCGATTCAGTTAGCGAAGGCACGAGTAACCTTTATTATACAACGACTAGATTTGACACAGCATTTGGAACTAAATCTACAACAAATTTAACCGAAGGAACTAATCTTTATTTTACATCGGAACGTGTAGATGATAGGGTTTCTAATTTAGTAGTAGGTGGAACTGGTATAAGTAGCACATATGATGACGTTAATAATACTTTAACACTAGCTAATACAAGTCCAGATCAAACAGTATCACTTACTGCGGGAACTGGAATAACAACTTCTGGAACTTATCCTAATTTTACAGTAACTAACTCAGCACCCGATCAGACAGTATCATTAACAGCAGGAAGCAACGTAACAATTACGGGTACATATCCTAGCTTTACTATTGCTGCAGCTTCAGATACCGATACAACTTATACTTTAAGTAGTGAAACATCAGGTGATGATGCAATAATAAGATTAACAGGTAGCGATGCTACTACTGATGATGTAACACTTGCAGCGGGGAGTAATATAACAATTACAGAAACAGGTGATACAATAACACTTTCTAGTGAGGGAACAGATCAAGTAAGAATTGAATGTAAAAACACATCAGGGGGAACTTTAACAAAAGGTACACCAGTATATATTACGGGAACAGTAGGCACATCTAATAGAGTAGAAGTTTCAGCTGCTAATGCATCTTCGGCAAGTACTATGCCTGCAACAGGTTTATTACTACAAGACTTAGCAAATAATGGCGAAGGATATTTAGTAACGGGTGGTGTACTTAAAAACTTAACTACTGATCCAATAGACGGAGTAACGCCATCAGAAAATGATACGATTTATGTAAAATCAGGAGGAGGTTTAACAACCACAAAGCCAACAGGAACAGCATTAATACAAAATGTAGGTAAAGTAGGTAGAGTAAATTCTTCAAGTGCAGGTTCAATAGTTGTTTCATCAATTATTAGAAGTAACGATATACCTAATATACAACAAAATTATTTCTGGTTAGGTAATTCTAGTGGAGTACCAACGGCAACTGAACATACACTATCAACTTTAACTGATGTTACGTTAACAAGTCCAGCGGCAGGTAATATACTAATATATGATGCAACAAATAGTTATTTTGAAAACGCTTTACTAACAGCAGGAACTGGCGTAAGTATTGCAAATGCAGATGGCGGTATTACTATAACGAATTCATCACCAGACCAAACGGTTTCATTGACAGGTGGTACGGGAATATCTACATCGGGAACCTATCCAAACTTTACTATTACAAATGATAGTCCAGATCAAACTGTTGCTTTAACAGCAGGTACAGGTATAGGTGTAAGTGGTACGTACCCTAACTTTACTATTTCTAATACAGCTACAGGAGATAATGCTTTTGGTAATATAGCAGTATCAGGTCAATCAACAATAGCAGCAGATAGTACAAATGATACTTTAAATATTGCAGCAGGATCTAATGTTTCAATAACGACTGACGCAGGTACAGATACATTAACAATAGCAGCGACAGCAGGAGCAAATACAATAGCAATAGATACTTATACTGGAAACGGTAGTACTGCAGCATATACATTAAGTAATTCTGCAAGTAGTGAAAATGAATTATCTGTATATTTTGATGGAGTTTATCAATTACATAGTTCATATACAGTATCAGGTACTACATTAACATTCGATACAAACGTTCCTAATGGAACTAATATTGAAGTACAGCATTTAGTAGCTGTTAATCTTAGTAATGTCGTAGAAACGATTACAGGAGGTGATGGTATAACTGCATCAGCTAGTACAGGAGATATAACTATGAGTTTATCATCTAGTACTCCTAACGCATTTACAATGGGTGGTAATGGATCATCAGGTGGTGTAACA